AACGTCTGGATAAATTCAGTCGTTGCGATTTGGGTACCGTTCGACGCTGCATCCGCCGTCGGCGCGGTTGGCGTGCCTGTCAGCTTCGGGCTTTCTTTGGGCGCATATTGCTCATGCGGATCTTTCGCCGCGATATGCTTTTCCATCTTGTCGTCGGCGTAGGTTTTGACCTCAATTACGAGACTGTCCACGTACTGGCGCGTTGCCAGCACCACCGACGGGTCGATTTTTAGCGTGACCGCTTCCGTGCTGTTGATAATTAAAATCATGCGCACGGTCTGCGTGCGTCCGCTGCCCTCGGCCAGCATCGGCTTATAGGTTTCCGGGCAGTTCGCCACCGCAATCAGCGTATTGTCGCTGTCGTACAGTCCGATTTCGCGGATCCAGAATCCGCCCTCGTTTTCGGGAATAATCTGTTCCGCAATGATCTGACTGCTGTTGGCTGCGTCAACGCTCAGCCCGTTGAGCACGGCGCGGCGCTTTTCATTAATGAGCTTTGTCTGGGTGCCGGTGGGGGTTGGCAACGTGCCGCCGCCGTCACCGACGCCCATCTGGGTCATTTGTAATTTGGTGCCCAGTGCGGCGGCGTTCGCCAGCTTTGCGGCCCCTTGGTTTGTCAGCAGGGCGAAGAATTTTGCTGTCATGCGTTTATTCTCACAGTGTCGATAATGTGAATGGCCGCGCCGGAATAACCTGCGCCGGATACGGTGATAATTTCAGGGGTGTACGGATACACCGTCAGCAGGTCGCCGCCGTAACTCACCACGGCAACCGGCACACCGCCGCTGACGTCGAGGTTGATGGACAGGCCAATCAGATGACGGCTGCACGGCTTGGCGTCTTCGATCAGGCGCTCAAGTTCCTGATACATTTCGTCGGTGATGCCGGTTTCCAGCACGCCAACGTCGAGGCGAAACGTGCCGGGTGTCTCGTTAGTTTTCCACCATTCAATAACCTTAATCAGATAGCCGAGCGGCTCGACCACGCGGCGCAGTGAACCAATGGTTCCCTTGTGGCGGTGAACAAAATACGCGGCCCGCACCACTGACCGCTTGGTGGATTCGGGCCACCCCTCATCCCAGCGGTCGACCGACCATGCCCACGCCAGATAGGGCAGCAGCCGCAGCGGGCAGGTGTCCGGGTTCCAGAGTTTGCGCAGCGGCACCGGCAGCGCCTCGATTTCGGCGCAGGCTTGGGCGGCGGCAACTTCCAGCGGTGACGACCCCACCGGCAGCAGTCGGCTACTCATCAGAACCTCCGACCGTTAGCTGATAGCCGGTGCAAAAGGCGGCCTGCGTTTTGTCCAGCACCACGTCGGCGGCGGGCGAGGCCAGCTCAACCCGCTGAACGCCCTCAACGTGCAGCGCGGCGTAAATGGCGGACTGGCGAATGTCGCGGCCTAACCGGTTTTGTGCGCTGACATAGGCGGCAAGTTTCAGCTCAGCGGCGGCGCGGACAGGTTCCGCCTCCGGCCCCGGATACAGGTACAGCACGGCGTCAATGGCATAGTCCACGATGGCGGCGGACTGCACGGTCACGCGGTCTGCTACCGGGCGCACGTCTTCATCGTTGAGCGCCGCATTAACCCTCGCCAGCAGGTCGGCGCTGGCCTCACCATTGTTTTCACGCGACAGCACGGTAATGGTGACATTGGCCGGTGACGGGCTGATCGCCGACGCATCGGCCACGCGGCCGTCGGCGCTGCGCGCATGGTACTCATACGCCCCGGTTGGCCCGGCCACGCTCAGCCCTTCAAACGCCTGCGGGATGCGGCGGCGGTAGTCGCTGTCTGACTCCAGCACCGCCGACACCGGTGGGATAGCAGTATCATCAGCAGGCACAAGAATAAGGCGCGGCACGTTCTGATTTGCACCGAGCTGGTCGAGGTCAACCCCCACGGCATAGGCGACCATCACCGCCTGCGCCGCCTCGTTAACCCGCTGACGCAGGATCACTTCGCGGTAGGCGTTTTCCTGCAACAGCTTGACGATGGGTTCAGACTCCAGCGTCAGGGTGCGGGCAATCGCAGCTTGTTGTTCCGCCGGATAAAGCGAGATCAGCGTGGCTTTGCGCTCCGCTAACAGGGCTTCATAATCCAGTGCTTCCACCACATCCGGCGCGGGTAACTGGCTGAGATCAATCGTTGCCATAGGGTCAGCTCACAGGAACGGTAAGGGAAACATCATCCGACGTATCGCTGCGGGTGCCGGTGATATCGACCACCATTTTTCCGTCAGCCGTCGTCTCGAAGGTGATGCTGGTAAGCCGCACGCGTGGCTCCCATTTAAGGACCGCGCCATAGCACGCGGCCATAATTTGCAGGCGCAGCGCGGCGTTCTGCGGGCGGTCAAGCAGCTCGGACAGCAGCGAACCGTAATCACGGCGCATGACGCGGCTACCGACAGGCGTCGCCAGAATGTCAGCGATAGATTGCTGAATATGCGCGAGGTCTTCGACGCTGCGCCCGGTGCTGCGATTCATGCCGATGTATTTAGCGCTTGTCATTGGTGTACAAACAGTAGAGGCCAATACCTGCAACCAACCACCAACCATGAACGCCTTTAGCCAGCATGACGCCAGAAATACAGGCGGCGAAAATAGTCAGGAACATTTTTAAATTCATCTGATTAATCCTTATTAAAATTATGATGGTGTGGAGGTCATGCTGCCGCCGGTCTGGACGCCGCCGTGTTTATGGGTATGCAGCACGGTGCCGTTAGAGGTGATGCTGCCGCCCGAATGCGAGAGGTTGCCGGTCATGGTGCCGCCTTTTTTTATGTCGATGGTTGAGGTGGTCAGTTTGTTGGTGCAGACCACTTCCGGGGCGTCGAGCGTGATACGGGTGGTTGCTACGCAAGTGATCAATGGCGACGTCACAGCGACCTTTTCCGAGGCGTTGACCGTGGCGGATTTAATTCCGCTCGCCAGCAGCGCGCCGGTTTGTGGCTCGTACTCGATCACTGCACCATCAGGGAAAGCAATATGCACCGCGTCAGCCGAGGCAGACGGCGCAGGGAAGTCATCAGAGAAAATACCCGGCAGCACAAACGCGGTATCCAGTTCGCCGCCAAGGGACAGCAGCAAAACCTGCTCACCTGCAGAAGGTGCCCACCAGGAACGGGAGCGCCCTGCGCGGGAGGTTAACCAGTGCAGCCAGTCGGTGACGTTGCCGCCGGAGTTCACGCGACAGGTGCCGGAATCCAAATCCACGTCGGCAACGGTGCCGAGGCGGATCAGATTGCGCAGCAGGCGCGGAATGTCGTTGTTGGAGATGGATGTATTCATGCATAAAAGAATGCCGCCCTGTGAGGCGGCATACAATTTGAAGCGGATTGCCTATTGAAGGCACAACGTCAGAGTATTACCAATTTCTGAAAGGAATTGCACTCTCATCAACGGTGATGTTCAAATTTGCTTTACTCAAAAAGTCTTTAGTTGATAATCTAGCAAGTTCTTTATTTGGCGTGTGTCCTACAATGACTTTCTTTATTAAATTTTCATTTAATTCCTCTAGTTTTAATTTTGCATATGGAATGATGTTAGATTTCCCCGTCCTGAAACTTAGTTTTTTTAGATGAAGAGGTCCGTTGCTTATTAATCTCCACTCAGATTCCTCCTTGAAACTATTATGTTTCATTAATGGGAAAATCAATGATAACTCTTTTTTTACATCTTTAATAAATGGAGTTGGTACTATGTAAGTTTTATTGGAGGCTGGAAAGGTCATTATCCTGTCTGCGGTCATTCTATGCTTGTCGATCAACCCATCTAAAGCCACGCTAATTTTCTCGCGCTGGACCTCCGGGTCATAAATACACTTTCTAAGTAAAAAAGAATTATCTTTTGCAATCTCCTGTAATTTTACAGAATCAAAACCAATAGAATGTCCTGCCATGCCATTTGAGTAACCTCGCCACTGACTAAGCAAGTCACCTTGTTCTGAAAAAGAACAGACGCAGATATTCAAAGTTTCCATCTTTAATATTCTTTTTGCTATATCTTCTATCACTTCTTTTACTGAGCGCCTTACCCTTAAGCCAACCGATAGTTTCTCCTCAAGTATTTCCAT